GGGAGAGTATAGCTTAAAGAGGATTTCTAAAAAACTAGCTAGGAAAGTCATGGAAGTTCTACAATCTGAGGTAGACATCTATAATCAGTATTTATCAGGTGATGTCTATGGATTTAGTATAACTAGGGATGGGGAAGTAGTAGATGGATGTTGGGGGTTCTATGGATTCGACTACTGCTTAGAGGAAGCAAAGAAGTCTATAGACTTTATGACAAAAGAGCAGGAGGGGTTGATATATTGAAGACTACTGGTAGCTACAGCTACAAACCATACAAGTGTAAAGAGTGTGGGCAAGAGAAGGAACTAGGCACTAACCATTGGGGTGAGTGCTACCCAGTATGTGATGTATGTGGCAAGCAGACAGTATGGGAGTGCCTAGATCCTCTACCAGAGGGCTATACTAAACCAGACCCATGGAAGTTTGTTAAGCTAGGGGATATAGCAGACATAGTAGTAGAAAGAATAATAAGGAGGGAAAAGGAATGACACAGAAAAAGATTATTATGAGGACAAAGAATGGTGTTATTGAGGTAGAGGCAGTTGGGTTCGTGGGACCAACGTGTAAGACTAGGAGTGAGTTCCTGACTAGAGCACTGGGGGATGAGATAGTAGAAGACCTCAAGCCCGTCTACTACGAGACGGAGCAGGAAGAGGAAAAGATCTGCTATAAGCCCTTGTGTGGGTAGAGGATAGGGTGGTGGGATGGATATTTCCTGGTTGACACTCAAAGCATTCAGAAACATAGTCAGGGATACTATAGAGCTGATGGAGAAAAGGAATAGCCATCCAAAGACTGCCCATCTACGCACTACAGCATCCTGGCTAATGTTTGAGGAAGATGAGGATCTATTTGAGCTACTGAAAAAAGGCTCAGGTGGAGAGTACATGAAGATGATACTAGAGATGGAGGTTCCAATTGAAAGCAATGATAGCCTTTATGAAAAAGGAAAGAAAAAAGCTAGAAAAGCTCAAGGGGGAGTATCAGGCAATATGTGATAGTGCCGACATGATAGTCTACTATCTAGAGAGCGTCCTGGAAGTTGTAGATGACTTGGATAAGGCAGTTAAAAGGACTATTACAAGGGAAAAGAAGGAGGAAAAATAGTGGTGTTCTTTCCTAAGGCTAAGAGTATTTGCGAGTGTGGGCATTCTGGTGACGGGTCAGGTAGCGCCCACGGTGATAGAATACTAGGGCTGGGGCATGGGAGATGCCTAGTACCTGGATGTAGCTGTACTCAGTTTACCTGGAAGGGCTTTACTTTGGAGTTTACCAGACTACTAGACAAAGACAGGAGGGAATCACGTGAGCTTTAGAGCTGAGATCAAAAACAAGATTAGGGATTTTGAGGCGTTGAAGAATGCTATTGAGCACAGGTTGAACGGCACTCTCCATGAGGATAGCCCTATCAACGTGTTTGGTAGCACATGTGAGCACCATGCCACATTCCCCAGGGACTACTACAAGCTTGGTATCAAGGAGAGGGAAGGAGAGTTTGATCTCATCTATGATAACATGCTCAGTGCAGTAGGGGGAAGAGGCGCTGGGAAATTACTGGATGCCTACAACCTGGAGAAGACCCTCATAGAAGCGAATGCTATGGGCTACGCTACTAGTGAGTACACCGAGCAGGATGGCACTCAGGTAATGGAAGTGTATGTAACCGAGTACTAGTCATGGCAGTAATGACCACAACTAAGTACATGAGACAAAACGGTATTAACTTCTGGTCTACTAGGGGAGATCTATACACTGGTGGTTTAGATCTCCCCCTAGTACACAGAAGGGGAATTACAGGCCCTATTCAGTGCGATGTTTACCCATCCACCTTTGATAAAGGGGAAATAGCAGAAATAGTAAAATGGAACTTGGAGCATAGGGAAGGTAAAGAAGCGTCCAGGGAAGCTCATAGAGAGTTCCTAATATCAGCAGGTTTAGCACATAAAGAAAAGGAGGACTAGTACATGAGTGATCCAACTGAGGGTATGAGAAGGAAACTAGTAGGATTGATTGGCAGGGATGTAAAAAGCGATAGCTACCAGGATGAAAGACTGAGGCTAGTAGAGAAGTACAGTGAGGTGTGGGACACTGAGGAAGTAACTAGGGATTTTATAATAGAGAGATTTATGGCTCCATTTGTAGTAGCTACTCACAGGGAAACAGGGCAGAAGGGAGTCCTTATGTTCCAGGGCTATCCCAGGTTCTATTTCCTGTGGGAGCCTGAATAATGAAAGGTAGCTACCTGGATCTAGTGAAGTTCGATAGGAACCCATTTACCACTAGATACCTCAAGGAAGAGATAGAGTTCTACGGTAGTAGGGAATATAGCAGCAATGGCATAACTGTAAAAGTAGATAAAGGAATAGGGAGGTTAGACGATTACCTAAACAAGGCATATAGGATAGGAGAGGCAGAGTTCCCTATCCTGAGGATAGATAAGAAGTTATGGATGTCACTAACCTGGATGGAAGTACAGTCCTGCTTTCTAGCAATCGAACTAGCAAATGGTGAAGTAGCTACTGGTGGATTGGGATTAGGTTATGTCCCTCTACGAATGGCAGCAAAGGATGACACTGATTTCGTAGATGTCTACGAGATAGATGCCAGGATCATAAAGTACTTCACTACTACATTCCAAGATAGACCAGAATTCAAGAAGATCAATATAATCCACGGTGATGCTAGGCAGTTGCTTAGGGACAAGTACTACGATTACGTCTTCATGGATATCTACGATAGTCTACTACAGGACGAGATGCTAGACGATGTATCGTGGTTCCTGGGAAACAATGACATCCCAAATTATCACTTCTGGACAAAGGAGAAGATATCACTAGCACTGCTAATGAGATACGCTAATGCAAGAGATTACGATGATGAAGAGTCTATGGAAGAATGGTACTATAACGTGCCTATACCAGAGAGAGCATTCTTTAGAATGTGGGCTGATACAGAAGTAGAAGGTGTGAATGGCACTAAGCTGATCAATATGTATAATGAAGTGTGGGACGATGAATACCTTCTACGAGCTAAGGAAGTCTTTAATGAGTACTATCTATAGGAGAAAGTAAATGGGTGAGATGCTGCAGGTATCTGAAGATGACATGAACGAGTGTCCGTACTGCCTATACATTATGAATGAAACTGAGGGAAGTTCAGAGATGTTTGAAGATGGTAAATGTGTAATCACTTGCGCTAACTGTAGTAGAGAATATTTCTACTACGAAGAGGGGTAACTATCTATGTGGTATGCTGTAGTGAGAGATAAGGTGGAAGGTCCACCTACTACTCTCAAGGGTAGATTTAACGATAACGATATGTATATGGGCTGTGAATTTAGGTATTCTTCCCTAGAGGGAGATACGCCAGAGGGTTACAACATCGTCATCTGGCTAGAAGATACAGATTTTGTAGATCTAGCGCAGTCTATTGATTTTGATTTCTTTACAAGATAGGAGGGCAACTAGTGAGAGATAATATATCAAGCATCTTTAAAGAGGGATGCTTAGTAGCATTGAGTGTTAGTAGGTGGGGTCATCCCAGGAAGATCCCCAAGGCTATACTAGAGGCTAGGGACGCAGATAAAGATTGGGTGAGTGGCTATAAAAAACTGATAAATCCTGCTGCTATTAAACCGATCAATACGGCAGCAAACAAGGCAGTGGCTAGGATAAAGAGGTACGCACTACCATTCCCTATCAGAGGGATCTGGTTCGTGCCTAAGGCACTAATCGAAAGGCTAGATCTAGAATTAAAAGGGGACCAGAATGAGTTGGAACAAGCAGCAGATGAATTCAGCGACAAATTCACAGAGTACGTCTACGAAGCGGAAAGCAAGCTTGGTGTCCTCTTTGATAGGACTCAATATCCAAGAGATATCAGGAGTAGGTTTGGCCTTACATGGAGATTCTTCTATCTTGATGTCCCTAGTAACGAGCTGGGTATCCTTTCTCCGCAGCAGTATAAAGAAGAGATGGAGAAGATGAGGGACACGATACTAGACGCAAAGAATATGGCTATTACCGCTCTAAGGACTCAGCTACACGAGATACTCAAAAGTGCCGTAGACAAGCTCCACGATAAGGAAGCACAGAGGATTCATTCTAGTCTGCTTGGGAAGTTCAGAGAGTTCTTTGCCACGTTTGCGGATAGGAACATCTTTGGTGATACTAAGCTAGAGGAAATAGTAGAGCTTTGTAGGGATGCTCTAGACGGGGTGGAGATAGAAGAGATAAAGTCTGATGAAGACTACAAGGCTGAAGTGGCTAAGGAATTGGCTGAAGTACAGGAGAAACTGGAAAAGGCAATGGTTAGGGAGCCTAGTAGGAAACTCAGGCTAGACCCACGAAAAGCGATAGCTAAGTATAATGGTGCTAAGAAGAAGGCTAGCACATACGTACTAGAATTTAATTTCGTATAGGAGGATAGCATGGACACACACACTATAAGAATAGAAGTGCCAACATGGATAGTGGAAGAGATAGAAAAATTGACTAAGGAGGGGTGGACAATAAACCTGGATGCTATTTGCGCTGATGCTATAACAGATGTGATTAACCCAAGCAATAGGATGAAGATACTCAAGATTCAGGACGATCTGTCAGCTATGAATGCCAAGCTGGTGTACATAAGGTTTAAGACTGAGAAAGAAGAGGAAGGTGATGAACAAGCTTCTATTTTTGTCTAGGCATTATCCTACTGAAGCTCAGGTGGAGATGTCTAGGCAGATGGGGTTTGTCGGGATTGTCCATCAAAAAGTCACTTTTCCCAGTGATATGGATGACTTGAAAAAAATGATTGACAATCTGGAAATAACCCGTAAGATAGTAGCTCTTTCCGCTCCAACCTGGGTTCACGTTGCATTCTGGGAAAAACTATTCACCACTATAGAATTTGTGCCTGAAGGAGATATACGAGATGACCCTGACTGGCATGGAATTTTCATATGTAGGGGATTGTGGGTTTATACTCCTACGGAAAGGGGGATACTCTATAAGTACGTAGTTTGTGACATGGATAGGGATACCCAGTTGAAGTTTATGGGATACGATAGTAGCACCATAGGAACCAACAAACTATAAGGAGGGATTACTTTATGTCAGTACCGTACAAGCAGTTGAAGATCTGGGCAGGTGAACTAGAGTTGCCTAAAGGTGGATTCGGCATGAAGAAACCTAGGCTGATCAGTGAATTGGTCAAAGCTATGAAGGCAGTCAAGGATGAGCTGGATGAGGATCAGCTAGGGTGGCTAGCAGAGCAGAGTGGAGAGAAACCTTCTACTACTGAGAAAGCTAAAGCCAAGAAGAAGAAGATAGTAGTGGTAAAAGGTAAGAAAGAGGAGAAGGAGGAGAAGAAGGAGAAGAAAGGTAAGAAGATAGTAGTAGTAAAGGGTGCTGCTACATCCAAAAAGAAAAAGAAGAAGAAAGAGGTTGAGCCAGTAGAGGAACCAGTAGAGGAAGTAGCGGAGCCCACTGAGGACGCACCCACCAAAATCAAAGTGGACATAAGCAAGAAAGCTTTGGTTTCCTACGCTACCGAGTTAGGCATCTCCACCAAGGGGATGAAGACGGACAAGGACTACAATAAGCTGGGCCAGGAGATATTCGCAGAGGTGTCCAACCTGGATGAGGCTGAGAGAGAAGAGCTATCCAAAGAGCTATTCGATTTCTACACTGCTATAAGTGGTCAGTTGGAAGAGGGTAGTGAGGAAGCTGAAGAGCCTACTACGGAAGAGATACCAGACGAAATCCCCATCCCTGCTAGTAAAGCCAAGATCAAAGTGTGGGCTGGAAAGATGGGAATCCAGAGGAAGGGGAAGTCGGACCAGGAGATAGCTAGGGAAATCCTAGAAGAGTTCCAGACGCTGGACGATGATGACAAGGAAGATCTGCCAGACGCTTTAGTAGAGTGGGCCAATAGCGTATTCGAGTCTGAAGCTACAGAGGAAGTAGTAGAGGAAGAAGGAGCAGAGGACGATGATGTAGTAGAAGTGCCAGACTTTGGCACTCTCAAGGAATATGCTTTGGCAGTAGGGATCAAGCTCAGCGAGATCAAGAAGGCTAAAGGGGATGAAGCTACCCTTGCTGGTATGATCATAGATGTCTATGATGAAGATGACGAAGGCGAGTATCCACCTGAGCTAGTAGCGTTCTACAAAGAAGTCCACGGTGTGGATGACGATGATAGTGGCCCTGAGGCAGAGGAAGTAGCAGAGGAAGAGGTAGAGGTAGAAGTTCCTGACATCATTGGTTGGCTAGGTGAGCTGGGATACGATCCTGAGGATTTTGCGGAGTCACCTCTAGACGAGCAGCAGCAGTACCTGATGCAGGAATACAAGGATGATCCAAAGCAGTTCGACAAAGACGAGCTGGAGGATGCTCTAGCATACCTTAAGGAGTACTTCCCAGAAGCATTCGCTACAAAAAAAAAGAAGAAGAAGAAATAGCTCCTAAGGTTAGAAACCCCTGGAAAAAGTCCCTTATGGATGTCGTGCTAGAATTGCACGGCATCTATAGGGGCAACGAAAGAAGGATAGTAAACGTGATGGTGGCTAAGATAAGAGATAACCTGGGTGAGTACCCTAGGCTAGAGAAGTGGCTAAAGAGATCATTCGCTACTCAACAGGTTAAGCAGTACACATCTCAGCTACGGAAAAACAAGCTGTTATAGCAGTGTACTAGAGGGGGCGATTAAAAACCTACAACAATGCAAAAAAGGCTGCCAAGCCTGCCAGACAGCCCCCCTCTAGTACTTTCCTACCTGTGTGCATCCTACAGAGGACTAATTATGACAAAAGAAATGCTTGGGAGGAAACTAAGGCTAGGTAAAATAGGGGAAAAGAGATCATTTTTTTTCGATGAAAAGGAGGTATCTAGGAAGTTCTCCATAGAGTTCGATGATGCTACTAGGAGAAAGGAAAAACGGCTAGACTGTGAGAGCTGCCCACTAGATGTTAGCAAGTATGTTCCTGGGTTTGGAGCTAGAAACTCAGGGATACATTTCTGGGGTAGAGACCCAGGAGCAGAGGAAGTAAGAAGGGGCAAACCATTTGTAGGGAAATCTGGTGAGCTACTGAGAGGGTCTCTAAGCTACAATGGGTTTGAGCTAGACACAATGGGGTACATAAACAATATCTGCCAGTGCCAACCACCCAACAACGTCTTCAGTAAACGAGCTACTAACTGCTGCTACAGCAGGGTAGAATCAGAGATACTAAACTTCAAGCCTAAGCTCATAGTGTCAATAGGAAGAGAAGCAACTGAGAGGATATTGGGGTTCTGCCCCAGTATAGAAGCATTTAGATGCACGGCTATTCCTTCCTACAAGTACAATGCCATCGTGTTCCCCATCTTCCATCCAGCCTATATACTGAGGATGGGCAAAGACATAGCAGAGCATGACTACCACAAGGACATCAGATCTTTAGTACAACTATGGTGGAAGATACAGGAGTTTCCAGATTACGTAGAGACGTTCCTAAAAGATAGGACTATAAACTACAGGATGAGGGAGATAAAGTCCATTAGCCAGTTCAGGAGGGTGGCAGACCTCATTAGAAGAGCTGGCGAGTTCTCTATAGACTTTGAAAACAACACTGCTAAAGTGTACACTAAGGGGTCCGAGCTATTCCTTGGTTCTCTAGCTGTCAACGTCCCCATTGACGGTAAGATAGTTACTTTTAGCTATTGGTTTGAGTTAAACGATTTCTATAAAAAATGGACTAGTGACGAAATAGGGGAGATTGAAGACATACTCATAGACTTGTGTACAGATAAGCGTCTAGTCAAACATATACAGAATAGCAAGCATGAGGATAATTGTCTCAGGCAGCATATAGGATGCAAACTAGAAGATCCTATCAACTGTACTATGATCAATGAGCACGTTGTCTATAGTAGAGCTAGAGCTACAGGTCTAGCAGTACAAGCTATGAAGAGGTTTGGCATAGTCTACAAGTATAAGTCAGACGCAAAGCTACAGGTGGGTTCTGGGGAGAAATTTAATAGGATAAAGGAAGTGCCGCTGGATGAACTAGTAGAACGTTGCTGTCTGGATACCGTAATAACGCTAAATTCCAAAGAACTACAGGGGAGTGATATTGAACTCTTTACGTTCCAAGCAGGTGAAGAAAGCAAAGCTAGGAAGAATGCTATACCTTTCCTGATGAAAGGTATTAGAACGTTCACTAACTATGAACAGCGTGGCATACGGATAGATATGGATAAGCTCCAGGTGCTCAAGAAAGCCTGGACTAAGAGAAAAGCCAAGGTAGAACGCAAGATACTGGAGATGCCTACAGTAGCCAGGTTTGCAAGGGGTTTCAGTGGTACGTTCAATCTAAACTCCTATGATCAGATAAGGACTATACTGTTCGGTAGCGACTTCTACAATCTAACTCCACTAAAAACTACTCCCAAAGGGGCAGCATCTACTGATGAAGAGACTATCACCTATTTCGCTGGTAAGAATACTTTCTGCAGGAGACTGACAGAACGCAACAAACTGACGAAACTTCTCAATACTTACCTGCAGAATATAGAACTGTACATCGGTGAAGATGGAAGACTGCATCCCGATTTCTGGTTGCATCTAGCCAGCACTTACCGCTCTAGTAGCTCTAAACCTAACTTCCAGAACTTTCCTAAAAGGTACGATGTCTCAGATAAACTATCTGCCTCTACTATAAGAGAAGTGTTCATTCCATCCCGTGACGATGGGGAATTGTGGGAGGTGGACTACTCTCAGAACGAGCTAAAAGGTCTTTGGATGCTCTCCCGTGATGAAGATCTCCTGTATGACTTGAATAGCGGAATGGACATACACAGGTATTGGGCCAGTAAACTGTTCGGTAAATCAGAAGAGGATGTCACTAGAGATGAAAGACAAATAGCTAAGAACAAGTTTGTGTTCCCTACTGTCTATGGTGCATCCTATAGATCCATCTCCGATGATATGGGTATGTCTGCCAGTAGAGTAGAAGACTGCCAGAATCAATTCTTCAATAGGTACTGGAGGGTTAAAGATTGGCAGCTAAACATATACGAGACATATAGAGAAACTGGCTATGTGGATCTCCCTACTGGGTTTAGGAGAGAGGGACCTCTGGATTGGACTCAGATAATCAACACTCCCATACAAGGCACTAGCTTCCATCTACTACTGAACGCCTGTATAGAGGTGGAAAAGATCAAGGGGTTTGAAGCTGTAGCCGTAGCTCAGATCCACGACAGTATCTTATTTGATGGCCCCATCCATGAACGGGACAGATTTATAGAGAAAGTGAATGAGATCATGCTTACACCGCCCTGGCCCTTTGCTGCTGGCATCAAATTAGAGGTGGAGTGGCAGATAGGCAAAAACTGGAAGGACATGACTCACTACAAAACCTTCTCCAAAGCAGAAGGAGAGCACATAGTTGAACACCAACCCAATAGTACTAGGGAGGAAGATGATAATGACAGAGATATGCCAGAGGTGCCAGAAGAGGGGTACTGATAGAAGGACTCTCTGGATGGCTTGCTTCTATCGAATGGACGAACTTGATATCCCATTTGAAGAAGAATTATTTCACCAAAAACCATTCTATACCCTGCGTGTATGCAAAGACTGCCGTGGAGATTGGCTGGATGCTATAGAGAGGTGGTTTGTCGAGCAGGAGATAAAACCTGAGCCAAATCCAGAGAGGTGCATACCAGTTACAGATAGGGGCAGAGTCATTTGGCTAACTCAGGAGGAATTTGATGAGAGACAGGGTGCAGATACTCATCTGCAAGAAGGTGAGTAAGAAGAGGTTTGAAAAAAGGAAGCCTCCGCAGGAGCTAATGAGATCCAAGCTGGGCAAACCTTTAGACAGGAGGAAGTTGCGGGATATAGTTGATGAGGAGGTTGCTATAGATAGAACTAAGCTAGACTTTGAGAACGCCAAGCAACCCAGGCTATTTGAGAAGTACAATAAAAAATATATCAGAGCTTACAGGAGGTACTTGGAAGCAGAGCAGGTGTTCAACGGAAAAAAGGCTAGGATGGCTGGAGACGTAAGAAAGAATCCTGAACAATGGGGTATTATAGGAAAGGTGACTGAGAGTGCTATTCAGTTGGCACTACCTAACCACAAGGATTTTCGTGCTGCTCATCTAGAGTATCTCGACATTCTGGAAGAGTACCACTATCTAAAAAACGTACTGGATAATATTGGCAAGAGGACGCACCCACTCAGTAACTTAACTAGACTTATAGAGGTGGGCTATTATACCTCTACTAGCATGACTCAGGAAGAATACAACCCGTATGATGAGAAGGAGGATTTTTAATGAAAGTGAAAAAGAAAAAAGTACAGGGAAACAGTGGCAGGAAGTTTGAATCCAGGAGCCAGAAGATCTTGGAGGAAACCTACAAGAAGAGGGAAGAGAGGTCTACCTCTGGAGGGAAGAGTATATTCAAGGATGGAGCACTTCCTGAGTACAAGCCTAAGCAGGGCAGTAAAGAGTCTGCTAGTAACCAGATATTCATTGGGCCACTGGGGTTCGCTGCTGACACTGGCATACATTTCGATGCTGCTGCTCATTTTGGAGTAGGCCCAGCGCTAGATGCCTTTCTCTGTAGGCAGGTGATGATAAGGGAAGCTTGTCCAAGGTGCGAGGATCTCGCTATAAAGAGTAAAGAGTGGAGGGATGCTGGGGGAAAGAAAGGTGAGTTCCCCGACCAGTTGACTGCCATGTTCCCGTGGGATAGAGCCATCTACCTAGTCTTAGACATGACTAGTGAGAGCACTATGGATGAGGGTTGGCAACTGTGGAATGCTCCCAAAGGCGCTGTCCATGCTGCTATTATAGCTAGGACTCACAACAAGAGAACTGGAGAGTTTATAGACATCACCGACTTTGAAGACGGCAGGATAGTTACCTTTGATGTCGGTACTAGGCAGACAAAGAGAGGGAACTTCCCTGAGTACCTGAACTTTGATCTCTACAAGTTGGAGAAGCCCATCCCTGAGCATTTGCAGGAAGCGCTAGTAGAAATAGTGGAGAAAGGTGCTAAAGCTGGTGGCACTATTCAGCAGTACCTGCATTGGCCTTCATACGAGGAAGTGCATAGGAGCCACTACGCTGGCGTGGATAGAAAGGATACACCCAGGGAAGATAAGGTGGATGAGGATGAAGCTGATCTTGGAGAGGATGATATCAGGAAGCAGCTAAAGGACATGAACAAGATCCAGCTCAAGAGGTGGGCCAGAGAAAGAGGCATAGACGTAAATGTAGCTGGGAAGGCTGAGGAAGATATAATAGAGGAGATCATAGGGGAGATGGTAGAGGAAGTAGAACCTGACACTAGTGACGATGATGACACTCCCCCAGATTGCTTTGGTAACGCCTATGAGCGCAAGGAATGTAAGGAGTGCGACTGGCTAGAGGAAGAGTGCATCCTGGAGACTGAGAAGAGACTGGGTGACGATTAGGAGTAAGTAGATGGTTACTGTTACTATAGAGAAACCATCTCCCATAATCAAGAAGGAGGGGGAGGATAAACACCCCTCCTTCTACATAGGGACAGGGTCTAGGCTATTAAACCTAGCCCTGTCTGGAGATGCCTGGAACGGGGGATGGGCTGGACAGAGGCTGATCAATATAGTGGGTGACACCACTACTGGTAAAACACTACTGGTTTGTGAGGCTGCTAATCAATTGTACTACTACTGGGGTGAAGCTGGAAGGAACATTAAATGCTCATATGCGGATGTAGAAGCAGCATTTGACTTTTCTCTAGCAAAAGAGTTTGGTATGCCTCTAGATTGGATAGAGTGGGTTGAGCCACTGACCATTCAGGAGTTCTTCTCCAGCTTGTACAAAGAGGTTATAGAATCTAGGAACTACGACTGCTACATGAAAGTACTGGATTCTCTAGATGGCATATCAGAGGATGCTGAAATAGCCAGGGCCAAAAAGTTAGCTACTGGTGTAAAGCTAGAGACTGGAACCTATGGCACACAGAAACCTAAAGAAGTATCCGCTGGGCTGAGGCTGATATCACAGAGTGTTAAGAAAGAGAACATGATTATCTTTGTGATCTCTCAGGTGCGCCACGATATAGGGAATGTCTCCAGAGTTAGAAGCTTTACCAGAAGCGGTGGCAAAGCTCTAGATCACTACGCTTCCCAGATAGTGTGGTTAGCAGAGAAGGAGCCTATTACCAAGATTATAACAGTGCGTGGGACACCAAGGAAGCACAAGGTTGGCAAAGTAGTACAAGTGAGGGTAGCTAAGAATAGGCTGGGGAGAGAGGGAGCCATTATTGACATAGATATCATAGACAGGTATGGTATAGATGATGTGAGCACTATGTTGAAGTGGCTCGACTCATGGAGCCTCGTAGAGAAGAAAAAAGAGAGCTACGTGATTGGCAACTACAAGGGAGCTAGAGAGACCCTGGTAAAGAAGGCACGTACTGACATGAAGCTCTATAGCCTCATAGTTAACCAGACCCAGAAAGGGTGGGATGAAATAGAGAGAAAGCTCAGACCAGATAGAGGAAAAAAATACCCTGGAGGTAGGAAATATGAATGACCTGTACTACGCTATCCTATTTATACTAGCAATCTCTCTAGGATGGATAATATCATCTAGTATGACTAACACTAGATGGATAAGTGCAGCAGACAATAATGGGTTCGTAAAGTACGGGCAAAGATTATTTACAGTTAAAGAGATTGTAGTAGAGGAAGGAGAAGAAGATGAAGAAGAAAGTTCCAGTTAGTGATTTAGTATTCTTGGCTGGGGTTATCTTGATATTCATAGCAGCAATGCTTGGCCTTGCAAACATATGCAGAGGTGATGACAGCTATAACGTTTATAGTGGTTCAGATCCTGGGACCGTTGATTATATTTCAAAGCCAAGTGACACTAGCCTGGGAGGTTATACCGTAACCGATGGCTCACTCAATCCTGTTTACAAGGTAGAGGGGGACAAGATAATGGACTACGGCACTAGGCAGGTAGTTGGGATAGTAAAAGACGATAAGATCTACAGCTCAGACTACAGGTTGGACTACACAAATAGAGGTGGTCAGGTAAAGGACATGAATGGAGTAGTGCAGTGGACGGTGAAGGATAGAAAGGCTAGGCCGTGACTGACCCTAAGCACTGTGGACATAGCTGGACAGAAGTAGGGGGGTGGTTTGCTAGGTACAAATGCGAGTGGTGCGGTGCTCTAGGATACAAGAGACTGGTACTGCCCAGATTCGGAGTGAGTAGAGATATAGCGAATAAGGAGTTCAGCACCCGCCACCACATAGTTACGTATATCTGTAAACAACGTGGGTGCGACACTCCAGCTCAGGTTAACATGGGGAGAGACTATAGGTATTGCTATGAGCACCATAGAATTCGTGCTAAAAGAAGAAAGAAGTAGTAGCCAGGAGCTGGTGACAGAGAAGACCTTTGCGGGAATAGACCAAGGGATCTCAGGAGCTATTGCATTCCTAACAGATGGCGGTCATCTGTATGTGTACGACATGCCTACCATCACTGTGTCCTCAGGAAGGAAGAGTAAAACAACAGGAAAGATGGGCAAGAAGCGTATACTTGATTTTGCTAGGATCAAAGCTCTATTTGTGGAGCATAGTCCTGTGTATACTGTAGCGGAGCAAATTCCTATCTCGCTCGGAAGGGAAGGTGCTACTAGCTTGGCGACCCTCCACAAAAACGGAGGGATCATTCTTGGTCTGTTGTTCGGACTGGGTATCCCTACAGAGGAAACTCTGCCCAGCTCCTGGCAAAAACTGTTCTTTAAATCAAAGGGGCAGGACACTAAGCAACTAGCCTATGACACAGCATGTAAGTTGTTCCCTACCGTGTGTGACTGCTTCAGTGGTCCTAAAGGTGGAATAAAAGACGGTAGAAGTGATGCAGCACTATTAGCAACTCTAGCAAAAAGGAAGTATTATGGATGCGTGGGATATCCTAAGAGAAGTGTGGAATCTGCCGTGGTATAAGATTATAGTAGTAGCTTTGGCTGACGATGCTATAGTATTCATCAAAATAGTTCTCCCTATCATGATACTTATAGTAGCTGCAGCTCTCGCAGTAGCGGCAGTAGGGGAGATGGCAAGGAGGCATAGATGAGCTGGCCTGAAGCTTTTGTTGCTGCGGTAGCTATAATAGCAGTGACAGCTTTCTTTATTATCATTATTCTCAAGGGGTTAGGATGATACTACTAGATGATCTTGAGGAAAAGGTATGGATGACCCAATCTGGATTTACTTTCTATCTAACCTATAACGATGTAGATGAGTACAGGCGCAAGTTCACCAAGATAAACGTCCCTAGAAAAATCTACGAGTTTAGTGGAAGTGAAGGGGTCAGTTTAGCTAGTATCCTTACCCACAGCGACACCGTTCACTAGAGGAAATCATGCTAGAATATCTCACCCTTAAAAACTGGCAGAGTCATAAAGACACACACATGGAGTTCCATCCAGGGATTAACGTAATAGTGGGCCAGAATAATGCTGGTAAGACAGCTATAGTACGTGCTCTGTGGACTCTAGTGTTCAATCCTTTGGGATACCTGAAGAAGTTCAAGAGATTTAGCACTAAGAAGTGGCCCAGTATAGAAATAGGGTGGAAGGGCCATGTCATCACTAGGACTAGAGATGGGTACGTGTTAGATGACAGGGAGCCGTACCAAGCTGTAAAGGACATAGTACCCACCCCTATTAAGCAGATATTAAATCTAACTGAGCTAAATTTCAAGACAATTAGGGAAGATCTATTCTTTGTTTCTATGGCTCCAGGAGCTAGAGCTAAACTGCTGAACAAAATTACAGGCATTGATATGCAGGAGCATTTCGTAGGCCACTGCAAAAAGCAAATAGCTGCCACTAGCAACAATATTAAGACGCAAGAGCACCTGAGGACACAGTACAGAAAAGAAATAAGTGCCTTAACTCCTGTACTACTACTAGAACCATCTATAGATACTATAGGAGAAGTTCTAGATGAGCTAGTAGTCACAGAGACCACATTTAACTCTATAGCTGGAGCTTACAATAGCATCCTAGAGCTAGAGGCTGCTATAGGAAGGAAAGAGGATGTGGAGAAGTTTAGATATCTTCTCTCTGAGGCTGCCGATATGTACTCAGAACGCTCTAAGCTAGAGAAAGCAATAGGAGAGTACAAGTCAACCCTAGTAGAACTTCAACAACTGGAGAAAGTTTCAGGGAGGAAGAAAAAAGTGAGTGATTTTAGAGATCTAGTAATAAAAGCGGAAGATGCTCTGCAGAAGGCTATAGCTGTAGGTGCTACTGTATCTCATCTACAGACAGCTCTGGATAAAGTAGTTGAGACACAGAATCTAATTGATACTACTAAAACTAAGATAAGAGATCTGGAGAGGCAGAAAAAGAAGCTGCTGAAAGATATGGGGATTTGTCCATTGTGTGAATCTAAGATAGAGGACTAACCATGATAATAGTAGCTGCTGGTGATTTGCATTCTACTGGAAAAACTCCTAGAGCCAGACTAGACAACTTGCCTCAAGCACTATGGCTCAAGAGAGACGAGATACTACAGACCTGCAGAACCTATGAAGCTAAATTCCTTCTACTGCCTGGAGATGTGTTTGACTATCCATACCAAAGCTACCAGATATTCATAACTATATGGAGGTGGCTGGAAGCCCTTAGAGAAAATAAAACTGAGGCTCTCGCTGTCTACGGACAACACGATCTCTGGCACCACAGTTTGGAGACAGCCTACAATACGGCTCTGGGAGGTCTGGCTGACGTTGGGATAATCAGAATACTGGGGAAAGAGCCGTACAGAAGGGGAGACTTTCACTTCTATGGGGCTTCATGGGGGGAGGAAATTCCCTCTATTGTGGATATCACAAAGAAGAACGTCCTACTAATCCATAGAACCATCTCCCCCAAAAAGCCTTGGGCTACAGCAAAAGAAGGAGTGGATTATGTTTCGCCAGAGGTCCTTTACGATGAGGATTGGTTCGATTTTGTTGTTTGTGGGGATTGGCACGGGCAGTTCTATTGGAGGTCTAAGGCTAATACCCATATCGTTAATCCTGGGGCGCTTGCCAGAAAAACTGGGGGTTACGAAGACTATGACAGACATCCATCTATCGTCATTTGGGATACCGAGGAAAACGATGTCGAGGAAATTTTGCTGGATTCCGCAAGACCCTCAGAAGAAGTTCTCACTAGAGAGCAAATTGAAGTATTAGTAAAACACACCAAGAGGATGAAGGAGTTCACCTCCAGGTTGAAGGCTGGTGGTGGGGCTATGGGGCCAAAGTACATGACTCACCTTGTAACTGAGATGAACCGTCTACGGAAAGAGGGAGTGCTAGACAGCAGTGTGGAGAGTAAGATACTTGAAACTATAAATGCCAGCATGTACAAAGACCTATTGAGCCAGGAGATAGAAGAACATGGCAAAGATAAAAAGAAGCTTAAGCGAGGGAAAGAAGCTGCTGGACAGAGCAGATAGGGAACTGAGGGCAGAGGAAGAAAAGATAGCCAGAGCTGAAGCACAAAAAGAAGTACACATGAATATCCTTAAAGAGCATGGAATATCCTCTACTAAAGAGGCAGAGAAGAAACTGGCTACCCTAGAGAAAAAGCATGAAACCTTGAGCAATAAAGCGGATAAACTACTGGATGAAGTGGAAGGTAGACTAGAGGAATTTGAGGATGATTGAACGCTACCAGAAAGCTAAAGATAGGTTTACTGGACTGAAGCACCAGCTAGAGATAGCTCAGCGCAACCTGAAGAGTGCAGCTATAAGTCTAGTGTTCCTCAAATCCGATAGGAATAGCTGGCTACTAGCCAGGGATTTCTTTATAGAAATAGCAAAGTACACACAAACTGAGATCACTAACTACCTAGAGGATACAATGTCTCTGGCAATAAGCGTCATACCATCAGAGCACCCTCTACGGCTACTAACCAACTTTGAGACTAGAAGGAGCCAACCTGAGCTTGACTTGTATGTAAAGGAGGGAGATGGAGACCCAGTGCCACTACTGTCAAACATAGATACTATGGGTAACTCAGTAGAAGAATTAATAGCATTTACCGCTAAGTTATGTCTACTTAGCATCCATGATCCTCTACCTGAGCCGTTCATGGTTCAGGATGAGCCTTTTAGAGCGCTGAAAGAAGAGAACTTCCAAGCTGCTACGAAAGTGATTAAAGAACTGCAGGAAGAGCTGGAGATACAGATGCTCATCCTCACACACAGAGAAGATGAAATGTCCGTTATCGCTGATAAGCTGTTTTACGTTGACAAAAGGGGTGGCAGAACAATAGTAAAGGAGAGGTAAATGCTTATTGTAAAATCTACCAGAGGCGTAAAAGTGAAGACTACTCCAAGCTACAGAGGGACTAAGTGTAAGGATTGCATAAGGGGCAGAAGGCCAATAGAAGAATGCAAGTTGAAACAGAACAGCGAATGTATAGAACAAGCCAAGGTGCATACCACTCTGAATCCTACTGGGCAGCGCCTGTACTGGGTACTCAAGCAGCTAACTAACAACGGTGAGAAGAGGATAGCCATAAGGGATACAGATATGGCTGATCTGATAAATACTACTACTAGGACTCTGTTTATAAACTCTAGGATACTAGCAGCCTACGGTATGATAAAGACAGAGATACAATCCCATGCTGGTAAGGATATAGCATACCCTAGGAAGTGCTATACATTTTTTGGAATTGAGGATGGTAATGAGCGAATGGGATAACTCTATATTTCTAGTAGATGCAAACTACATAGCGTATAGGGGAGTCTACGGATTATTCCAAGCCCCTATTACTGAGATAGAAAACGCTATGCTCTACGGCTTCATGAAGACCCTGGTATCAATAGGGAAAGGGATAAAGGTGGGGGACAAGCAGAGGCTGAAGCCATCTAATATGATCCTGTGCTGGGACAGCAAACACAATTACAGGAAGATGCTCTACCCACCATACAAGAAGAAACCAAACAATCTGACAGACCACCAGGAGCGTGTGCTTGATTCTGTAAGGGTTACTTTCCCACGGCTGAGAGAGTGGATGAGCAGGATAAATATCCCTGGCTACATCTTTGCTGGCTATGAGGCTGACGATGTTATAGCTGCGTTCACCAAACAGTTCAAAGAAAGGTTCATTATAATAACCAGGGATGAGGACCTCTACCAGCTATTAGACGAAAGAGTATCTATCTACAAGATGGTTAAGGGAGAGAAAAAGCTGTATACCGTAGATACGTTCACACGTACATACGGGGTAGAGCCTAGAGCGTGGGCTTACATAAAAGCTCTGGGGGGATGCACATCTGACAATATACCTGGATTGCAGGGAATAGGAGAGAAAACAGCAGTGAGAATAGTATCTGATGGTCATTTTACCCCAGCAATAGCAGGTAAAATAGCTGATAGCCAGGATAAACTTAGACTGTTTGAAAGATTAACTAGATTACCACTAGACAATAGGAGGTTTGAGGGACTATCTATAGAGAAGAAGGAACCTAACTGGGATGCGT